GCGCCATTCATCTGCTACGTAGCCAAGGACATTGCGTCTACGGTAACCCAGCAGTCTTGAAGGACGGCACTGCCACTACTAAGTATCGTATCGGTAAGCCATCACGTAGCATGGTTTCTGTTGCTGCGCAATTCGGGTCAACCTTGTTCACCCGTAGTTAACAAACTCGGGACTTGTGGGAAACTGCAAGTCCCGCCTCATTATATTATGGAGTATCACATGAAATATTCAGATCTTACAAAATCACAAAAGCAATTTATCAACGCAGCAATTTCCGTCAAACCTGAATTGGCAGAAGCAACTGAAGTTTCAAGAACCCAAATATCGGAAACATATTTCACGCTGCGTAATTCACGCACGAATAATTCACCGAAGATTGGATACCCAAACTGGTTGTGCAATAATGCAAAGACTGGACGTGGCGCATATATCTGGCCAGCACCAACTGCTGCTGATCTAGTTGCAGACAGTTTAATTGTAGTTGCACCAAAGACCAAGAAAGTAAATACCACACAGACACAAGAAGCACGTGTGCGTCTGGAAAAGATCATGCAACCAAGAGTTGCCGATACAACGCATGATGAGTTCCTGGATGAACTTCGCACTGCTGGGATTGTTGCTTAATGTCAACCGACATTAACAAGACCCTAAAGGATATTGTAAAGTCTTCTCAGAATGCTACCACTGGTGGTCGTAAGTTTGACGGAGACAAGTTACAATATGGTTTGGTTCCACCTCTAGCACTAAAATCTATGGTTGAAATTCTGACCTATGGTGCACAAAAGTACGAACCAAACAATTGGATCAAGGTGCCAGACGCCAAACGTAGATACTATGATGCCGCACAGAGACATCTTTGGGCATGGTTAGAGGGTGAGCAGAATGATCCTGAGACCAACAAAAATCATCTTGCCCATGCTCTGTGTAACATAGCATTTCTGTATGAGCATGATGTCAAGTATTCCAAGTAAATAGAGTTTACTTTTATTTGGTTATGAAGTATACTAGTAATGTTACTAATAATTAATGGAGAAACATATGAAACTAAGTAAAACAACGATTGGTATCCTGAAGAATTTTGCTTCAATCAATACCAATCTGCTAATCAAGTCTGGCAGCAAGCTGACCACAATCAGCGGTCAGAAAAGTATCTTGGCAGAAGTCACTGCCGCAGAACAGTTCCCATTGGATTTTGCTATCTATGATCTGAACGCATTTCTGAATGCATACAGTTTGTTCCAAGACCCTGAACTTCAATTCAACGACAAGTTTGTTTCGATGACCGAGGGTGGTTCAATCAAGTACTATTCAGCAGTGGCATCAGTACTGACAATTCCACAAAAAGCAATCAAATTCCCAACACCGGAAATTGAGTTTGATATGTCGGAAAATCTACTTGCAAATATTATCAAGACAGCATCTATCCTTTCAGCACCTGATGTAAGTTTCATCGGAGCGGATGGTGATATCAGATTGGTAGTATCAGATAAGAAGACCGCAACTGCAAATTCCTATGATACACTCATTGGTAAAACAGAGTTGAACTTCAAGGTGAATTTGAAGGTTGAGAATTTTAAGTTCATTCCAGGTAACTATTCGGTTGCCATCAGCAGCAAGAAAATTTCTCGATTCAGTTCTAAGAATTCAGATCTAGTTTACTGGATGTCGGTAGAAACAGATAGCGTTATCTAAGATGCTTGATACTCGTGATGATCAATTTTTGTGGGTAGAGAAATATCGACCACAAACAATTAGTGAATGTATTTTACCAGAGGCACTCAAGGATACTCTTCATCAATTCGTTGCAGCAGGTGAATTGCCAACTCTTATGTTCACTGGCACTGCCGGTGTGGGTAAGACTACAGTCGCCAAAGCACTCTGCAACGAAATTGGCGCCGAGTATATAATGATAAATGGTTCAGATGAAGGTCGTATGATTGAAACTCTCCGAGTGAAGATCAAGGGATTTGCATCAACTGTTTCTCTGACCGACTCAAAGAAAGTAGTCATACTTGATGAAGCAGACTATATGAATGCCGATAGTATCCAACCAGCACTGCGTGGGTTCATTGAAGAGTTCAGCAACAACTGCCGCTTTATCTTCACTTGCAATTTCAAAAACAGAATCATCGCACCGCTACATAGTAGGTGTTCTGTGATTGATTTTAAGATAGATAATAAAGATAAGCAGATCATTGCTGCTGGGTTCTTCAAACGTGTGTCGCAGATACTGAAGCAGGAACAGATCGCATTTGATCCAAAGGTGGTTGCAGAGTTGGTAACAATGCACTTTCCGGACTATCGTAGAATACTGAATGAACTGCAAAGATATTCTGTATCTGGTGCCATTGATTCTGGGATCCTTATAAGTATGTCCGATGACTCCATAAAAGAGTTGATGACCTTGCTGAAGGAAAAGTCATTCAATGGAGTTCGCAAATGGTGCGCCAAGAATTCTGATATGGATACCACTCACTTGTTTCATATGTTATACGATAAGACCACGGATTATCTGGAAGCAAAGAGTACTCCAGAGTTGGTTTTAATTCTTGCAGATTATCAGCACCGTGCTGCTTTTGTTGCTGACCATGAGTTGAATATCATGGCAGCGATGACGGAGATAATGCGATCATGTAGTTTCAAATAGGAAAGAATATGGAAGCGCAAAATATATTGGTAGATCTTGCCTTGATAATTTTGCTCATTATTATAGGGTGGTATTTGAGAGAGTATGCAGCAAAGAAAACAGTCGAAAGACTGCTCGAGGAGCATGGAATTACACCGGAAATGAAATCAGATAATATCGTTGTTTGTTATATGGAAACACATGAAGACACGATATACCTATATGGAGTTATGGATGATAAATTCTATGCTCAGGCAAAGACGCATGAGGAAATGCATGAGACTTTAGACAAACTTTATCCGGGAAAGATGTTTATTGTTCCGGACGATGATGAAGACGAAGTAGAATAACATGACCCCATTCGACTTTTTGAAGGCGATCAACGAAACCAAGGAGGACTTATTCGTTGATCCCCAAGCAGAGAAAGACTATTCTGCCTATATGATAAACAGGGGACTGTCGTTTTTCCCAGATACAATTCTGTATTCAAATATGATGAATCGGTATTCACATATACCCAAAAGATCCCAATATCGTTTTCTTATAAATAACGTCATCAAGAGAAAAAGATTCAGTCAATGGCACAAAAAGGACAAAGAGACTGAATCTTTATCTATGGTAATGGAATATTTTGGGTATTCTTCAGAAAAGGCAAAAGAGGCATTGAAAATCCTTTCCGACACTCAACTTATTATTATTCAAGAAAAACAAAAAAAGGGTGGCAGAAATGACAGTTGAGATGATCTACTACGATTGGACTCCAGAAAGCATGTTGGAGGTATTACTCCCTGAACCGGATAATTTTTTGAAGGTTCGTGAAACATTGACTCGGATCGGTGTTGCCTCTAAAAAGGACAAGACCCTATATCAGTCTTGCCATATCTTGCATAAGCAAGGTAGGTACTTTATTGTCCACTTCAAGGAACTTTTTGCATTGGACGGTAAAGAAGCAAATATCTTTATCAATGATATTGAACGCAGGAATACAATTACCAAACTGTTACAAGATTGGGGATTGTTGGAAATGATTAACCCAGCGATGGCTGTAGCACAAGCATCACTGAGCCAGATCAAGGTCGTATCATTTAAAGAAAAACCAGAGTGGGAACTGGTGGCAAAGTATTCCCTTGGCATCAAAAAGCGTAAACCCGTTGAACCTATATAATACAGGAGTAAATTATGGCAATAAATCTAGACTTAGAGATCAGTGAAGTGAATACAATCTTAGCATCACTTGCGAAACAACCATATGAATCAGTTGCCGCTGTAATTGGTAAGGTTCGTGAACAAGGTATTCCACAAGTGGCAGCAGTTGAAGCAGCAGAAAAGAAGTTGGCAGAAGAAACAACTGCTGCTCAATTACTTCAAGAAGGAAAATAAATCTAGCACCCCAATGCTAGATTTTTATCTCGTACCATTCGAGACTAAATAAGGGGCGTAACAGGAATCGGACAGGACGTTACATTGTCGCTGGAGTCGTACCCAGCATTTTACTACCTATGCCGCAAGGATAGGATTTTATATAACTCTCGCTGAAAAGGAGAAACAAAATGGGAAATTTATTTCCAGTAGGTCAACTTGCATTTGGTCCAGGTTTCAAGGACTTCGATAAATTCTTTGTTGGTTTTGATGATCACGTAAATCGTCTAACTCGTATCAATGAAGAAGCAGCAAAAACTTCCAACAATTATCCTCCATACAACATCAAGAAAACTGGTGCTAACTCTTATATTATTGAACTGGCAGTTGCTGGGTTTGATAGGTCAGACATTGATATTGAAGTGGAAGGCGATAAACTAATTGTGCGTGGTAATGTAACTCCAACCACCACAGAATATAACCCACACGAATATGTTTTCAAGGGAATTGCTGAACGGGCATTTACACGTTCATTCTCTTTACTTGGGAATATCAAAGTTGAGTCAGCAGATCTGAAAAATGGTATGCTGAGAATATATCTGATGGGACAGGAGGAAGTGAGCAAGAAAATTAGAATAGCAATCGAGTAACAGTTTAGGGGAAACAACC